CCAGCAACAAAATTACCTAGTTGTTGTTTTCTATCTGCATCAATAGGCACATCTCTCATAATTCTATATTGAGCATTTAAAATTATATTTTCTAAAACAGCATCTGTTAAAACATTTGAATCTGTTTCTGTATAACTTCTAATTTGTGTTTTTAATCCTGATGCACTTATTCCTGACATTATCTTTCTCCTATTATATCATCTTCATTACACTTGCATCGTTTAATATTAAACAATTTACAAATAATATTTTTTAATTTTTCTATCATGCTGTAACTGTGACTGGCCCTGCTGAAGCTATGTCACCTCCTCCTTCTAATGTCACTGAAGCCGTAACTCCAGAGTTGAAAGTATATTTATTATCATTAACTTTAGTAATTGTATACCCCCCAGCTACATTAATTGTTGCTGCTGGTAAATTTGCTACATTTGAAGCGTCTCTAAATCTAACAGTATCACTACTAGATCTACCGTGATTTGGTTCATTAACTGTAACAGTCGTTGATCCATTAGTAATAGTAAACGGATTTGAGGGTAAAAGATTAGGTACAGCTGTTTCTATTCTATCTGGTCTTACGTGTCTTAAAGATATAGAATCACCATTCATAGGTTTTGGTTCTAATTGTGGTTGCTTTGGTTCAAACTCTGATAC